AAGGTTTATTAGCTCCATCAGCTATTATAATACTACCAAAATCTTCTCCAGCACCTTCAAACAATGCAAACTGACATTGTCCTTGTCCGGTTCTAGCTGTAGCTGTTTTACCTGTAAAGGTTGTATAGTCATCACCACCACCGGCAGATAACTTATTTATTTGCATCCACGTAATTCCGTCTAGTGTAAAATAAATATCAGTACTAGCACAAGCTATAACACCGTCACCATAAGGCATTACACCTAAAATTCTATCAGCACTTCCAGTTGGTTGAGTTGCACTACCTTCACCAAATTTGGTAAATCCACTAATTCTTCTATAACCACCTTCTATAGCCACTTCAAAGTTTTCTAACTCTGTAGCTACTCCGGGTCTTCGTAGCAAATCAATCTGATTAGAAGCAGTAACTAAACCGCCTTCACATGCTACTGTAAAAGGTTGTGAACGTGCCATAATTTAAAAGTATCTTCTATCGTCTGTCATATACTTTGGAGCTGGATTCATAAGATTAGATTTCATATACTTCATTCCTTTCTTATAATCGTCCAATGCAAAAGCAGCCTGTTGTGGACTTTCTTTAAATTGCCAGACATAATATCTCATTCTAGCTGTTACAATATTACTGTATTGCTCTGGTAAAACCATTGTATCATCATAAGCTGATAAAGCAGTGGGTCTTACGAAAGCATAAAAGTGTACGTTGTAAACTTTATCAGGAATAGGACTTAATCCAAACTTCCTGCTATCTGGAGACTTAATTACAAATTTAGGTTCTCCATGATTCTGAGCATTAGCATCATCTTCATTTTCGCTATCTCTGTAGTATCTTTTCCAATCATCAAGAGTTAAAAATCTTAACCCTTTAGAAACGTAAGGAGCTGTTTCTCCACTTACGTTAATTGTTGTTACATAAAAATCATCCCAATCTATTGAAGCATAATCAGTAGTGATACTAGAACTACCAGACTTAAGTGTATACCATCTTTGTCCTGCTACAGTTTCTACAGTTACGTTACCATAGAAGGGGTCAGTAGCTCCACTAACTCCTGCAGAAAAGAAAGGTAATTGAGGTTCTTCGTTAGCTATATCAAATATAGATTTATTAACAGTATCTTTTACAAACTTTTGAAATCCTATAGCATCTGCAAAACTTGCAGCAGTTAATGGAATCTCATTAAGTTCTCTTAATACTTCGTTAGTTAAATCTAGATATGTAGTAGCCATTATTTTTTATGTACCTTTTGAATCTCAAAATTAGCTGTTAAACTTGCACCTTTATGTTTAACAAACTTACCTGAATGTTTCATTAATTTATATGTTTTACCGGATTTCATCCAGTGATAACCTTTAGGTGCTTTAACTTTCATTTTAGCAAGGTTTAGCTTTTGGCATAGCATTTTTCATAGCTTTACCACCATGCTTATACATTTTTCTTTTTGACATTTTACCGCCACCATATTTTAATTCTCTTCTAGCAGCTTTATTTCCCATGTCGTTTTTGTAATCGCCTTTCATTCTTTATCTCCCTGTGTCTTAAAAGTTGGAGAGGTCAATTAAGACCTCCCCGTATTGATTATTAGTCAATTGTGTAGAAAGCTTTAACCATAGCATCATCTCTAAGTACTTTCGCACCATAGACATGTAAACCTCTAACAATATCACCAAAAGAACTAGGGTCTCTAATTACTTCTGTTGATAAAATTGTGTTAGCAGTTGCTGTGGATGACATGTGTCCGCCTAAACATTGACCTGTAGCAGTTGAAACTGAAGGTATGTTATTAGACTTATACATATCAAAGCCTCTTAATTTTCCACTTGAAACTAAACCATTTCTGATTGAGCCTTGACCAGCGTTAAAATCTACTGATAATAACTTAGAACCACTTTGTGATAGTTCTTCGTAAAAATCAGGAGATGCAACGAACCATCTGTTTTCTTCTGGGACTGATTGGTCGTCAAGAAGTCTAGCCATTCTAGCCATTAAGTCTAGAGGGTCAACTTCAGAAGCAACACCTAAGTCTACAGAAGCAGTTGTTTCGCCTACACCAGCAGAACCAGCAGCAGCATCAGCACCAATGACATGGTCAGGTGATGAAGCAGACACGCCTGAGAACATTGTAGAAAGTACAGCAGCGTCATATGAATCTTTTAAAGAGTAAGCTGCAGAGCTTGAAGCTACTTCTTTAAAGTTTACATGTGACATATTTGTTTCAATATCATCTACGATGAATTTGAAAGCTTTAGCACTGTCAACAACCAATGTAATCTCTTGGTCTGTTAGTTTAGTTGATGTTGTGTCACTACCTCTTGTGTAATCATACACAGTAATGGTAGGTTCCTTGATAATCTTTACTGAGTCTCCATAAGCAGAAATCTCACCAGCATAGTCGGTGTTAGTAATAGCTTAAACTACCGATGCCTTTCTAAAGAAGTTTAGAACCTTTTTAGAGTATATCGAAGGTAGGAAGAAACTATTAGTTTGTCCACTTACGGAGTTAGCAAAGTTAGCATCGGTATCAGTTGCGGGTTCAAAATATTGAGCCATGATACATTCTCCTTTAAGTTAATTAATATAGTTTACTTTACGATTCTGCCTTCTTGCATAGCTTCGCTGATTTCACTTTCGTATCTATCAAACTCATCTATACTCATAGCAGCAATCTCCTTTTCAGACCATACTTTCTTTTGCTTTGGTTCTACACTTGTAGTTTTTGTAGAAACCATATCTGCAGCAGATTGTCTAGTCTGTTTAGAAGATGACTTAGTCTTTGTAGGTTCAATACCAAAATCTTTTTTAAACAAATCTAAAGCACGTGAGGCTAGGTCAGCATCGTCAGCATTATTGTATATCCAATCTTGAATAGACTTAGGCTGTTCTTTTGCCCAACCATGAAAGTCGTCACTGTTTCTGATATCTTCAAAATCAGGATGTCTTTCCATTAACCTTTTTTCTGCATCTTGTCGTATCAGTTGATTTTCTCTCTCTTGGAGTTTACTAAGGCGTTCTTCTAGAACTTTTGCTTTAGACTCCGATTGTAAATGTGCAACTGTTTCTACAACTTCATAAACATCAGGATAATCATTTTTAAATCTTTCGAGTTCTTCTTCAGTTTTTGGAGCTTTATATTCAGGTTGTTTTACCTGATTTAATAACTCTTCTTCTCTGCTTTTAAACTCATTAAGTTTTGCATCATAATGTTTTTTTAAATCGTCATACCTTTTTTTGTAATCTGGTTTTTTGTTAAGAGTATCCTTTTCAATTTCCAAATTTTCTTGTCTAACACTTCCTTCAGCATTCACTTCAGTTATGTCGTTGGTATCAAACAATTTATTTCTGTCAGTTGGTTCTTCAAAAAAGAGACCATCATCTGCAGATTTAAAAGGTTTATCTTCACCTTGGTGCCATGATTTTTTTGCATTATAAGGATTTGGCGTATCCTCTTTTTGGACTGTATTAGTCATTTTCTATTCTCCTACTCAGGGCTTCGTTTAACAAGGTAGCTGCTATTGTCGACTATGCAGGGCTTGTTCTTGTAAAGGTAGCCTTTCGGTTATTATTATGATAAAGGGCTGAGTAATTAATTCAGGTAGCTTTATCTTCCATATCCTGCTCCATGTACCGGTGGACGTTTAAAAGCCATTTCCTCATAAAGAGGATTTTCTTCTTCACGTACAGAATCAAGGAGAGAACCACCTACACCTACTTGTTCAGTCTGTGGACCTTTTTCAACTCTAATAACTTGTTCAGTCATTGGAGTTTTAGTAGCCATAGTTTCTTCTTCTCCTATTGCTCCACCAGTTTGAAGCGGTTGTCTTTCATCTGCTTTAGCTTCAGCGTCTTTCATCATAGCCATTAATTTATCAGCTCCGATTTCTTCTACAGCTTTTGCAGTAAAGACAAATTCTCCATCAGATAACCTAGCAGGTATACTGTCAGAGACTCCTGAACCCGGACCTTCAACAGGACCAGCTCCAGCAAATTCTTGAGCAACGTCTATGACTTTATCAAATAGCATAGCTAGTTCCTCATCTTGTTCTAGTTTGGACATAAGCATATCTTCTTCATCTTCTGTTAATGCTTCTTCCATTATAAATCTTGTGTATCCATCTTCCATGTCATCGTCTGATTCCATTTCAGATTCCATTGGTGGTGTCATAACCATCATCATTTGGTCGTCCATATCCATAGGACCACCTTCATTCATTCCCACTTTTATTTTTAATGCATCTTGTAAAGCTTTTGTAGCTTCATCTGCAGATAATCCTTTATCTATTAATTCTTCGTATACTTTAATAGATTCATCTTGAAACTTTATAGCATCTTTAGGATTTTTTAAACTTCCATCTTTATCTATTTTGTTTGCTTTAGCTTTAAGATTTTTAAGTTTTTTAATTACTGATTTAGATAATATTCTAGCTAGACCACCTATAACATATTGTTCTCTCATGTTTTCTTCAATAGCATCTTGTCTAGCTTTTTCATAACCAGAAAGTTTTCCATCTTTATCTAGGTCTCCAAGCATTGAACCACCATTTTCCATTTTATATCTTTCTTTATCAGCTTGTAACATTTTATTTTTCCTTGGCTTTTCCTACGTTTAATGCACACCAATCTAAAATTTTATATATTTTTCCTACAATTGCATCATCTTTTGGTGTAGGTGTTAAAGCACATATTAAAGATGCACCCATAACTATAGTTGGTATTACAGCTATCCATTCATTTATTGTTTGTATAAAATTTAACATACTATATCTCCTCTTTTCTGTTTAATGCTTCTTTAACCTGTAGGTCCAACTGCTCTAGGCGTACCAGAGAATTCACTTTCCCCTGCAACCGGAACATTTCCGATTCCGATGTTGCCACCACCAGTGCCTGTAACTCCAAGTTCTTGAGGTTGTTCAGGTGTTCCTTGAATGCCTCCCATAGCTCCTTGTTGCCCACCAAGAGGTTGAGTCTCCTCGCTAATTGTTTGTCCAGCATTTTGCATTCCTATTATTTGTGCCATTATTGCAGCTTCTTCCGGGTCATTGAGTATTTCATCAGGGTCTAAATCTAAGCTGTAGGCTAGTTCACTTATTAGTTTAGAAATCTTAACAAATGGAGCAACTGCAGGATTTTGTGCAGTTTGTAAGAACATAGTCAATCTTTGACTTCTTACTTCTTTTTGCATCAAGCTATTTGTTCCAGTAGCTTTAACTTCTAAATCACCTTTAACGTCTAGGTTAGCTTCTAAGAACTGCATGTTCCATTGGAAGTAAGCTTCACCTAAAGGTTTCAATAAAAAGTCATCAAGGTTTTTGATAACTGTTTTAATATTTAAACTTGATGCTCCAAGTAACATTGACATACCTGAAGCAGTCCTTGTCATACTTTGAACACCTGTTTGTCCGTGTGAATAACTAGGTATACCTGTTTGTTCGTCTGCAAGTTGTCTAAACTTATCAAACATCATTAAATTTTCTTGTGATGTATTAGGAAACTTTAAACCGTGTATAGCTTGTCCCGGCATTCCAGCTTGTCTTCTAAATATCTTACCGGGATATATTTCCATTGATTGTCCACCAACTAAAGCAGACTCATCTACATCAAAAACTAATGAACCTGCTAAAGCTAAATTATCAATAGCCATTCTTGCATGACCATTCATAATTTGTTGACTGTCATCCATATTTTCTGCTACACCAATACCAAAAAAGTTATATGGATTTCTTTCGTATGGAAAAGCATGATATGGTATTCTGTATGGAGTAAATGGATT